CGGGCAGGTTATGTGTTCTTTCACCCCCCTCAAAGGTATGTCAGGACTTGTTCGCAGATTCTGGGACAAAATTGAAGGATACACCCATGTCCGTGTGACTTGGGATGATGTGCCTTTTGTGAATGAGTGGGGCGAGAAGTTTTTCAGCCAAGAAGAGCGGGATCAACTAAGCCGAGACTTTATGCCTTGGGAGCGAGATTGCCGTATGAAAGGTATTCCATTGGTAGGCAAAGGCGTGGTGTTTCCCTTGCTTGAATGGCCTACTTACAAGAGCATTGATGTTGACCTCAAGTCCAATGAAAAGATGGAACGTCTTATTTCTTTTGACTTGGGTATCAAAAACGACCCGACAGTTATCAGTTTCTTCTTCCGAGATCCAGTTGAAGAAATTATCTATTTGCACAAGCAAATTAAGATTGCCCAAGGTGAAACCCCAGACGAATATGTTCATTTCTTAATGGACAGGGAAACCAAAGGCGTTCCTATTGCTTTGCCACATGATGCTACCCAAGCAGGGCGGTATACTCTGACCGAACAGTCCGTCAGAGAAGTATTTGAAGACAATTATGGACTTAATTGCATCTCTGGTGCTATATTGAACCCTGTAAACGACCAAGGTAAGGTAACTAACCACAAGTCTTACGGAATCAATATAATGCGGGTAGGAATGGAACGTGGTACGTTTATGATTAACGAATCATGCGTTGAATTCCTTGATGAGGCAAGAAATTATGCTATTGACGATGCTGGAAGGTTTAGTGATCCTGATGATCATATCGACTCTGCCCGTATTGGCATACTTGCACTTATTCAAGGACATGGCGAATCATTGGTTAGCAGGGCAAATACTTTCCAATACAGAAGACCTCCAGCTGTTGATGGAAAAGTACAAAGGATCTAAAAATGTTGGATAAACAAAATATTATTGTTGAGTACATTGAAGCACCTGCTGGCAACAAAGGAATCGTATTCCAAGTCGCCCATGAGGTTTACCTCAAAATGGTGGATTATCTTCGGTTGACTCAGGCAAAGAACACATTTAACCGTTTATCCGATTACCATTATCTGAATATTGCTGTTAGCAACTCCACTGAACCAATTCGTGGTATTGACTATATTCACCCTGTGGTCACACCAGGCGTGGACTACGCTACAGCCATTATCACCAAATGCCTGATGCCTAATGGCAAGGTTAACTTTGAGTTTGAGCGTTTTAGTGAAGCCGACAGCGAACAAGCTGTTCAAGCCACCGAAATGGTCAAGTACATGGTTAACTCCAAGAATGATTCTTATGCAATTATTCGTGATTGGGCACAAGATTCACTGCTGCACAAAAACGGCATTGTTATGGTTTCGCCAGTGCGTGAACCCATTACTCAGTACAAAGAAGTTGAAGGCACAAAAGACCAACTTCGTGTGTTTGAGACAATGGCAGCTGAAAAAGGTCTGACTGTTAAACGCCAAAACATGAGGCGCATTGACGTTGACTTGCAAGGCGTGATGCAGGAAATGATGACACCTGAAGAAGGTGAATCAGCGCCTAGTAGCCCACAAGAAGAAATGGATGAGGCCATCAAGGCCAACACCATTTACAAAGCCAAGTACAAGATGACTGGCTTTTCAACTTCTGTAAAGATCAAGCACGTTGCCCAACATTACTTTGTTTGCAACCCCACAATTCCCAATATTCAAGATCAAGACTTTGTTGGTTTCTATGACCCAATGACTTTGCATGAATGTAAGGCTCAATTCCCTTACATTGATATTGAGAAGATGGCTGATCACGCTGCTTATGGACCTGCGGGTGCTTATCAAGCTGGCGCATTGGAAAACGATCTTGCGCTTCATGCTCGTGACTCTACCCCCGTGCCTGGTCAAGGCGTAATTGCCTCTGCTGGCGCTGACCGATACAGCCGAGTGGTGATGTTGACCACCGCTTGGATTCGCAAAGACGTAGACAATGATGGCGAAGAAGAGATCGTAGAAGTTTGCTTCTCAGGCTCTTATGTTCTGTATGTTAAAGAAGTGGATTTTATTCCTTTGGCGGCTATGTGCCCCAAGCCAATTACAGGCAACTTTTTTGGTTACTCACTTGCTGAACGCCTTGTTCCTATGCAGGAATATGCAACGAGTATTGCCCGTGCTGAGATGGCGTTTGCTATGCAATCGTCAACACCTCGCATTGGTGTAAATCCTGAGTTTATGGATGCTGAAGAAATTCAGCGTTGCGTATCTGCAATGTTCATTTTGGATCGCAAGTTTGATCCTAACAAGCACGTTTTCCAGTTCCAACCTATGCAAGGCAACCTTGCTTATGTTGAGTCATCTATGCAACGATTTGAAGCCGACAAAATGGCAATGATTGGCATGACAAGCCCTGGTGATGTGCTGAATCCTGAAGTAATGAAGGATGGCAACAGTGGCTTTAAGTTGCAATTGGCTATGGGTCCCAACCAGCTCATCCAAGATGAAATGGTCAAGAACTGCGCCATTGGTTTGCGGGATGTTTTGTATATTGTTTGGAAAACCCTGATTCAATATGCAGACGATTACAACATTCAGCAGTTGGCTGGTGTGTGCGGTAAAGGCAAGCCATTTATGGATGCCATCTCAATGAATAACTATGAGTTTATTGACCGCAAACTGATTAATATTGATTTGGCTTTGGGCTTCTTATCTGATGAGAACCGCCTGACCCGCCAACAGTTAATTGGTCAAGCTCAACAGCAATTTACTGCTTTGTTAGGTCAATTAGACCCAAGCGTACCTGAGTTGTTTGCCAAGGTTCGCCGCCCATTTGAAGACACTTTGCGTGTTTTGGGTGTTAAAGATGTGGACGCATATTTGCCTACTTTGGAAGAAGCAGGTAGAGTGGCGGCATCTAAAGCTGAACAAGGTCCAAGTGCCGAGCAGAAAGAAGTTCAATCTAAGGTTGATTTAAATAATGCCAAGGTTGAAGAATCTAAAACTGTATCTGCATTGAATATGAAAAAAGCGCAAGATATTGACACAGACGATATGTTTGAGGCAATTGCGGCAAAAAGAGGTAAACTTAGCTCAGTACAGATTGATTAAGGATTGAAATGGATAGAATTGAATTGAAAAGCCTAGTATTGAATATCAGAAATTATTTTAATAGACGCACCCGCATTGCGGATGCAAGCAAGGAGGCAGATGTAACTCGTAGAACTCTAGTTATTGAAAATGGGGACTGTGCGTCCCGCCTTATGAAGAATGAGGATTTTGCACTAATGTTTAACCTGTATAGGTTTGACTTGCTGAGTCGGCTAGAAGAATGTCGAACTGACCCAGAACGTATTGAAAACGCATTTAATGTTGCTGGAGTCCGAGATTTCATTGGCTTTGTTGAAAAGACAGAATATCTTGGAAAAGTGGCACAAAAATCAACACTTAACCAAAAAGAGTAAACTATGTCAGACGTAATCACAGATGTGACCGCCCCTGAGCAAACTGGTATGGCGAATCCCGCCGATGCTATCGCTGCCATGATTGCCGCTAACAAGCGTAACAATCCGCAACCCGACAGCAGTTCACCATTACCAGCAGGACAAGAGGCTAACCCCTCCCCTGAGGCGGCTCCTGAAGAGGTAGCCGAACCTGAAGATGGTATTGATATTGGTTCAGAAACTGACAGTTCTGAAGATGACGCTGAGGCCACCGATGGTGTAACCGATGCAGTTAACTTCTTGGAATTTGCAGAGCAGAATCCTGATATGTTATGGAGAATTCCCAATAAGGATGCCGAAGGTGGCTTTATTGAGATTCCTGTATCTAAGGCGGCTGCTATTTTGGGTCAAGGCAGTGCTATCCATGAAAATGCTCGCAAGCTTAAAGCTGAACGAGCCGATTTTGAAGAGTTTGAGACTAAAAGACGAAATGAACTCGATGGATTGCAGATTGGTTTAGAGCTAACAATTGTTCCTCAGTTGCAAACTGCTGCTGATGAGCTAGTTACTCTTCAACAATATAACCAGCAATGGGAGCAGATCTATCAGAACACTTCTGATCCAGCTCAAAAGAGTCAGGCTGAAGCGGCTATCCGCCAGAATGCTCAATTGATCGAGGAAAAGTCGGAGTTTATTAAGTCTAATCGTCCTAGAGTTGACCAGTTCTATCAGCACAGGTCTGCCCTTGTCCAAGAAACCTTGGAAAAAGCAAGGCAGTCATTTTCTGACAAAGAGTTGGCTAACAAGGCAAACTTTACTGAACTTAGAGATAAGCTAAGTAAAGAGTGGAAAGGTGCAAACGGAGCGTTTGTCCCTGGTGTACCAAACATTGATTTGGTCAGCAGTGATGAATATCTTTTGGGTCTGATTCGGGATGGTATGAAGTTCCGTGAAGGTCCAAAGATTAAAAATGCTGGTGGATCTCTGGCTGCGGCTAGTAGACCAGTGGCAAAAGCTAAGACAGCACCCGACAACGAGGTCGAGAAACTTCAGAAACAGGCAAAGTCTGGCGATAAGAATGCGGCTCGGGATCTTTTAGCAACCATGCTTGCTGCAAACAAACAGCGCAAGCGTTAATTCAGGAGTCTTAAAATGGCAACCATTACATCTGCAAACCTTGGTAACGGCAACGGCTCGTATACCACCGACATCGTGGTCAAAGACCTCGATATGACTGTCTCTAACTATGTTAAAGACCGTACCCCATTGACCAACATGGCAATGAGCAAAAAGCGCAAAGTGAACTCCACTCTGCACATTTGGCCCGTTGACTACTATCGCACACCAGCCTTGAACGCCAAGCTGGAAGGCGCTGCTGTTTCAGCCTCTGCCGCTGACAGCAACACCCGTGCTAACTGTGGTAACTACACACAGATTTTCACCACTGTGATCGGTGCTACTGGTACTGCTCGTGCTGTTGAACAAGCTGGTGGTGACCCACAAGCCTATCAAGAAGTCAAGCAATTGACTGAGATCATGTTTGACGTTGAACTGCAAATGGTTCGTGCTGACGGTGCTTCTATCAAGTACTCTGGTCAAGCAGGTACTCAGCCTTCTGGTTCTACAACAACCAACTCTGGTCGTCGTTTTGGTTCTTTGTACTCTTTTGCAGGTACACGTTCTGGCAATGACACCGATGGCACTTCAGTGTTGAACTTGGCTACTAGCGATGGTAATGACGTTACTTCAGCTACGGCTACCAACCAACCTTTCAATGGTTTGTTGAGCAATGCTGGTTTGGGTTACTTCACTTTCGCAAGTGGCGTGACTTTGCAACAGTTCAGCCCTTACTTGTACAAGCAATTGGTTACCACTGCTGAGCAGCGTTTCAATGCCAAGATTACTAACATGGTTGTTCCTACTTCCATGCGTACTCATATCTCTGACATGATGCCTACCAGCCGTACTATCAACCGTTTCAACCCTGCTGACAAGGGTGACACGATTGGTACTTACGAGGGTGACTTCAACTACACCTACCAGATCGATGACTCATGGGTTATGGACCAAACTGGCGCAGATAACACTTCTGCCCTGTTCCTGAACCCTGACGTTATTCAGTGGGGTTCTTTGCGTGAACTCGGTCCTAACAATGAAGTCTTCAGCTCTGCTGACGCTTCTTTGGACCAGTACATCATGGAAGGCACATTGATTGTGCGTAACCCAGCTGGTGTTGCTGTGTTGGCTGCTATCAGCCCAACTGGTGCGGCTGTGACTGCTCCTCGTGCATCCACACAAGTTCAGCGTTACCTGAGCTGATAATTGCCCTTCGGGGCTTTTCTGAAGAGGCTCCTTACGGGGCTTCTTTGGTAAAGCATGGAGAAACGCAATGGATGACGATATTAAGATTAACGAAGAGTACTATTCCAAAGGAATTTTGGAAGGTGGCATTGATGGTGTTTTCCGCCACAATGACAAGCTTTTCAATGAAGTGAAATCTGGTACTTGGTCACAAACTTTCAAAACCCCCAACATTGATTACAAAGTTGGCGCTATTGATGGGAACAGATATGTTCAGTATGACCAAAAGAATGTCGAAATCATTCGTGAGATGTGCAAAGAACGGCGTGAGTTTTACAAAGAGCATGGTACTGATAATCCATTCTTTGCGGGTACAGCCCACATGATGGAGTTGCCCAAGTGCTTTGCCCATGAAATCAGCTCCAAGTGGTTTAACAACCGCCCTTGGGAACTAATTAAGCGAGATCGTGAGGATAAGATCCTTTTTTATGCTATTGTGAACGAATATTACAGCGATTTTGTTTGTCACCCTAGCGGAAAGATTCCAATTCCTTATAATCCATCTATACCGACAAGATAAGGTCAAAAATGGCAGCTCTGTTTATTCAATCTGGAAACGCTTTGGTAAGCCGAGTCGCCAATTGGGTTGGTGCTGTTCCTAGTGCTTTAAGCATTACGCTTACAGGTTCTACAGGTGGTTATTACAATACTCTGACCCCTTCCGCCAATCCTATGGGTTTGGTAGTGCCTGGTGACTTTATCGGTCCAAGCACCATGCTTCCCTACACGGTAGTCATCTCAGTAACTTCTACAGAAATCCTAGTTTGTGATCCTGATGGTGTTTGGGCTAACCCAACTTACCCAGCAACTATTTTGAAATTGCCATCACAATCTTCAATGGAGATTATGACTAGCATTCAAAACGCTGAAATGGCTATGCGGGTTATTGAGTTACCTGCTTTGCGTAGTGACCCATATAACCCACTAACACCTTCTGTTTTGATTACAGATTCTCAAGGTATGTCAGACATTCCAACTGACATGAATTGGCCTATTCTGTTTTTCCAAGAGTCACAGCCATCTAACCAACCAGCTACTGGTAACAGTCTTGGTCCTTGGATTGTTTATGACCGAGTTGGTGATCGTGAGATTATTCGTAGACGAATGATTGACCAGTTGTACATCCGCCCATTTGGTGTGCCAAGGGTTATCCGAGCTTCATTCTCTGAAGTTGGTGGTCGTTATGTGTTTACGCCAAACCCTGGTGAAAACGTCATTATCAAAGCCTATTATCAAAGATCTTACAAGTTGTTATTCTCACCAACAAATGACACTTTTGATCCTATTGTGCAGAACAATGAAGTCTTGGCTTCTTTCCCTGAAGGCTACTTGTATAGCACTTTGTCTGCATACTATGACAAGAACAAAAATACAGATGAAGCTCAAAAATGGAAAGCCCGATTTGATGACGCTTATGGTCTAATTGAAGATCAGAATTTCAAAGATAAATGGCGTGGCGGTGACCAACATTTAACTTCAGAATTTCAACCTAGAAACTATAGATACAGTTTCAAGTAAGGAAAATATATGTCAATCGGAAATTTGTTTGGTACTGGCGGTGAATCTAATAGTTTGTATGGCACTTCACTAGCAAGTGGTGGCTCTATTCCTCCTTCATCTTTCATTTACTTTGAATGGTTTATTTTTAAGGCATCTACTGGTCAGCCAGCAACACCAACTGGTGGCTCATGGGATTTCTTAACTAATACAGGCGTTCCTCCAACAGGTTGGTCAAGCACTGTTAATGGTGTTCCTGCAAATAATTTGTGGTTTTCTGTTGCTTTTGTTGATTCACGCAATCCAACAAACATTGTTTGGTCAACAACCTCATTAATTTCTGCCGCCACTTCTGTTTATGCTACTGCTTATGCAGATACCTTTACAGGAACAGGATCCACAACATCATGGACATTGTCAGCAGATCCAGTTACTGTTAACAATCTTGATGTAAGTATTAATGGTGTTACTCAAACTCCAGTTACGGATTACACAATTGCAGGAACATTATTTACAACAACAACTGCTGCTCCACTTGGTTCAATAATTCTTGTTAAATATCGACAAGCATTGCCAAATTCATATTACGGTTCAGCAAGCAATGTTCAATACACACCTGCTGGCACTGGTGCTGTTGCAACTACCGTTCAAACAAAATTACGACAAACTGTAAGTGTTAAAGATTTTGGTGCAGTTGGTGATGGAGTCACCAATGATGCTTCTGCTATTCAATTAGCATTTAATACAGGAAGTTCAATTTACTTTCCACAAGGCACATATTACGTTGGTTCAACAATCCTTACTTTGCCACAAAATGTTGTGGTTTATGGTGATGGCGCAAGTAGTATTGTTTTAGGTAATGGCGCTAATCCTGTAATGGTCTTAACAGGAACATCAGGCACTCATAAATCTAATTTGGTTTTGCGTGACTTGACTATTAAACGTACAAATGGTGTTTATACAAGTAGCAGACAACTGGTTGAATTTACCTACGCTGACGATTGTTTTATTCAAAACATAATTTTTGATGGCGACATTGCTACTAGCGCATACCCTGGCAGTTTTATTGGTTACAGCGTAAACCGTTTAACAATTGATAGTTGCAACTTTGTTAATGGTGCAAGTTGCCAATTGACATCTTATGGAGTTTTGTCTGCAAACCCTTGGTCTGATGAATGCGTTATTCGTAATTGCTACAGAGCGCCAGCAGCAACACAAGGTTTTAACTTTTACTATGTCAAAAATCTTATTGTTGATGGTTGCACAGCGGCAGGTAGTACATCCACATATGGTTGTGGTTTTATTATTGAATATGAAGCTTTAAACATCACATTTACAAATTGCATTTCGTTTGGTCACACTCGATCTGGTTTTTATTACGAACCAAGTGTAGCTTACGGAATTTCAAATGTTTCATTGAGCAATTGCACTGCGTACTCCAACGGAGAAACTGGTCTTTATGCCCAAAACATTTACCGCATCAACGTAACTGGCGGTGCTTATCACAGCACTTTGTCTACGTTTGGCGGTGACTACGGTGGCATTGCAATTCACAACGGCCAAGACCTTGCCATTACTGGCGCTCAAATTTTTAGCAATCAAGGTTTTGGAATCTTTTTAGATGGTGGACAAAGTTATTCTATTTCTGGAAACTTTTTTAACAATAACAATGGACCTGCCATTAAAATTGGGAATTCACCTGCAACAGTCGGTGTTCAACTAGTTGGAAATACTTTTTTAAGTAATATCAGCACTGTTAGTGGATGGGTTGAAAACTCTACTGGACAATGGATCAACGGTCCTTGGGTTTCATATACACCAACCGTTTACTCGAATGATGGAACGACAACTGTTGCAATTACTAACTCATCAATTAAGTACAAATTAATTGGTAGCGTGTGCCATGTTGAAGGTTATTTTGAAGTAACTGGTTCAGCGGCAAACAGCACTATGTATTTCACAACACCATTTACTGGTGATTGGATTGGCGGTACAACTGCAAGTGCATTAATTATGCGTGGCACAGCTTTTGGCAACTCATCAGGCATCAAACCTATTGATGGTCGTTATTACAATGGTCGTTTAAGCATTGTAGGCATGGCAGTTGGTGACACGCAGATTAAATTTACAGCGGCTTATGACGTTGCAGTTTAAGCATGGCTAATAGCAAAATATCAGCACTGACCTCCGCTACCACGCCACTGGCGGGTACGGAGACTTTGCCTGTTGTTCAAAGTGGCACAACCAAACAAGTATCGGTTGCTAACCTGACTGCGGGTCGTGCGGTATCTGCGGCATCGTTGGCATTGACAACTTCGCCTTTACCCGCAACTAGCGGTGGCACAGGAACAGCCACAGCTTTTACTTCGGGATCGGTAATTTTTGCTGGCGCTTCTGGTGTTTACTCTCAAGACAACACAAACTTTTTTTGGGATGACGCAAACAATCGTTTGGGTCTTGGAACTTCAACTCCTGCGACTGGGTTTCATCTTTTTAACACTACAGCTCGACCATTTACTGCTGGAAATTTTTCAGCAACTTGGAGTTTTGGTCAAACGGGCGCTAACTTTGCATTTCGTGAAAATAGTTCGGGTAGTGATTTTGTTAGTATTGATGGAAACAATGGCAACACAACAGTTGGCGTAGGCAATCTAATCATTGGCACATCTGGCAAAGGCATCGATTTTTCTGCCACATCAGGTTCAGGAACAAGTGAGTTGTTTGCTGACTATGAAGAAGGCACTTGGACACCTGTGGGAAACGGAATCACGTATTCAAGCGCAAGCGGAACATATACTAAAGTTGGAAGACAAGTTGTAGTTGTCGCAAAAGTAGTTTTTCCCACAACGGCAAACACAAGCCGACCGCAGTTACAAGGATTACCTTTTACTACTGGATCGCTAGACTACACGCCAGAAATTTTTCAAGGAATGGCAACACCAATTACAGGGCTTGCGTACACTGGAACTACTTTTATTGAGTTGTATTATTACGCTGATACGCCTGTTTTGAGAAACTCTAATTTAAGTGGGCAGACCATTCGCCTCCAAATGACTTATTTTGTTTAAGGACAAATCATGGCTTTAACTAAAGCAACTTATTCAATGATCAAAGGTGCTGTAGTCAATGTACTTGATTACGGCGCTGTTGGTAATGGAACAACAGATGACACTGCGGCTTTTCAAGCGGCTTTGGCTACTGGTAAAGCAGTCTATGCGCCAGCAAACACTTATGTTTTGTCAGGTGCTTTACAAATGCAAGCAGGTCAAACCATGTTTGGCGATGGTCATCAACTGACTTTGTTTACTTGCAAAACTACTGTGTTTACAGGTGTGTTTATTAACATGACTGCAAACTGTCGATTAGCAAAACTTCAACTTGCATCTAACATTACAAATCCCTCACTTCTTGCGGGTACTGGTGTTCGTGCATGGAACCCTGCTGGCGAGTACAACTTTACTGGTTATATTAATTTGGATGATGTGAACATTGTTGGTTTCAACTATGGCATTGACATTAACAACATTTATTTCTTGCGTTACTGTGTTGGTCAGCTTAATAACAATGCTTACGGCATCAACATTGCGCCTTCATACAGTGCAAGTCAAGATAGTGGCTATGTGACCACTTTGACTTTTGAAAAGTTGGACATTTTCAACAACATTATTGGTGTTAAAGGCGAGTCTACAATCGTTTCTAAAAATGTGGTATTCCGAGATTGCGCCATTGAAAGCAACACAAGCCTGAACTATCAAGCTTACTTGCGAAACATTATCATGCTGTCGTTTGAAAATTGCTATCTTGAAGATGGTGATTCTATTGGCATTTTGTTGTCAACTTGCGAAACTAGCATGGTGCAAATGTATTGCAATGGTGGTGGTGGCATTTCACTTGGCACTAACGCCAACAAGTTTTATGGTCGTTATGTTTACGCAAGTGCTGCTAATGACATCTTTGTTGCAAATGGTGGAAGCAACCAAAGAATTCATTTGGAAAATAGCAGTTTTGCTGCTGGCTCAGACTTTAACGCTGAAAATGTTCAATTTCAGAATGTTGACGCAAACGGTGCAAACTACAAAAACAATTTTGGTGGCTATCCACTCGCTTTAAGCCGTGGCGTTGTGACTGGCAACGGATCTAATGTTTCCGATGTAATTGTTTACAAAAAGACAGTTACACAAACAATTAGTGCCAACACAAGCGCGGCAATTATTACCGACCAATATGTAAACGCCCTTTGGTTGGCTGACTACACCGCCGCATTTGCAAGCATCGCAAATGCTTACAAGCCTGGTTTAATTTTGACTGTCACTCCCGCAACAACTGGCGATCAAAATTATTTCTGTGTAATCGCAACAAACACTACTGGTTCGTCAATCTCGTTGACTAGCGCACAAATTAAAGTAGTGTTTCTAGCGGGTACTGCTATTGCAATCTAACTGAAAGAAAATCATGGCATTTAAACAAAAACTTTCTACTGTTTCTGGCATTGAAGTTAATGACGCTTATCATCGAGTTGAGCGTGTGACTCTTGTCAACAAATCAAGCATAACTTTTGCTGTTAATTCTTACAAAGACAGTGAAATTGAAGCGTATATTACAAGCAAGTTTTATTCTTGTGAGTACAACATTTCTGGCAATAATCCAATTGCACAGGCTTATATGCACTTGAAAACATTGCCAGAATTTTCTGGCGCTGTGGATTGTTAATCATGGCACTTGAAAAAGTTATTTCTGTTGATTTGATTGAAGTCATTGAATCTGGCGTAGTTCAAGTGCGAACCAAAACCGCGATTAAAGAAGATGACGTTGAAATCAGTAGTAAGTTTCACCGTCATGTGGTTGTGCCTACTGCAGACTACAGCCAAGAAGATCCAAAAGTTCAAGCAATTTGTGCCGCTGTTCATACACCAGAAGTTGTTGCCGCTTATCAAGCTGAATTAGATCGTATTGCCGCTGAACAAGCAGAACAAGCTCGCATTGCCGCTGAAGAACAAGCTATGATTGAAGCACAGCCAATTACAGAAGGTTAATCATGGCAGACTACACGAAACTTAGGACTCCATTTGCCAATATGTCGTTTACTCCTGATGTCCCAAGCAATGCTTTGGGACCTAATGAGTACAACTCTGGTCGCAATGTAGAAGCTGATGTTCGTGGAGTTAAGAAAATTAATGGCGAACAATCAATCTTGTCGGTCATCCCCTACTTTCCTATTTTTATGGAAGGTGGGTTTCGTTCTAATAGCCAGTTTGTATATATCGTAGCTACCCGAGATTCAAGCAATCTGGGTCGCTGGTATATGTTGACAAAAAATTCTATTGTTAACATTACGCCTGGTTACGCTGCCGATAACAATGTAACTTTGGCTGGTTACACCGACAACATTAACATCACCACTTCATGGGTTGGTGAGGTCTTTTTCATCAATGATGGTCTTGGTTCTCCAATGTATTTCTTGCCTAGTCGCACAGAAATCAGTCGTTATGACACTGCTCCCGATAACTACATCTGGAACTACGACATTGGCGTAACAAAAACAACTGCCGCTTTCATGCGTAACTTTTGCTCACCTAATGTGGGCAATATTTTGATTGCGGGCAATTTGACTAAAACCTCTGGTAGTGTTGATACAAACTATTCAACCACTATTCGTTGGTCACAAGCATTTGCTGGCACTGGTGTTCCTGCCAGTTGGGTTCCTACATTGTCTAACGTAGCTAACGAGCAAGAAGTTCCTGTTCGTGGTGCATTAATTGATGGATTCTTTTTGGGTGGAAACTTCTATGTCTGCTCATATTGGGACACAGTAGTTATCTCTCCAATTGCTTATCAATCAACTACCACTCCAATCTTTGGTGTTCGCTTGTTCAACCAAGGTCGTGGATTGTTGAACAACAACTGCTGGACAAATACTGATGCCAATGTCTACGGCATTGATGCTCGTGATATCTGGGTTTTTGATGGATCAAGCTTCACTTCTTTGGGCAACCAAAAGGTAAAGAACTATTTCTTCAGTAACTTGAGTTCAACTTATTCTGATCGTGTGTTCATGGTTAACAACACACAAAAATATCAGATTGAGATTTACTTCCCTGACACAACCTCTACAGGGTGGTGCAACAAGATGTTGTCATATCGCTATGACTTACAGATTTGGAACGCTCCTAAGGACATCCAGAACGCTTGTATGGGCACTGAAGGTCCTACATTTACAGGCACTGACTTTAAGTATGCTTCTCGCTCTGTGGTGTATGCGCCAGCAGGTGCTAGTAGTGTTCAGTTGGTACAGACTGCTATTGGTAATTCATTTACCAACAATGCTCCAATCCCCGCTTTGTTTCAGCGTAACAATGTTGTGTTGCAGACTGAAAGCGGTCCTGTCCCATACTCAAGCAAAGTTTATGTTCACAGGGTATTGCCTGAAGTGGCTGGAAGTGGTGAGATCCAGATTACTGTTGGTGGAGCTAACTCTACTGCCCAAAGTCCTACTTATGGTCAAACAGGTCGGATGAATATTGTTACTGATAATCCTTGGGTAACAACTCAGCAGAATGCTGTTCGCACAGTGTCTATCAAGATTGAATCAAATGATGCAACAGACACATGGAATACATCGGCAATGAATTGGCAAGCAACTATTGTTGAGGATGCCTTCTAATGACTTTTGCAGTAACTTCAAACCCATCAAATGAAGAGTTAGGCGAGGCAGTCAATTACCTGCTTTCTAACTTTTCACAGACTATGGCTATCAACCCGAATACGGGTAGCATAAGCACAGCTAGTTACGGGATTGTTAGTTACTTGTATAAGTATTTGCAGGTTAGATATGCAGATAGCTATGATGGATCTGTTAACTTTAGCAATGTACCGACTAACAGACTTTATTACGGCATCCGAAATAATGATTCTGATACTGAGTCTACAAACCCAGCCGACTATTTATGGTTGCCAGTAACAGGTGGTTTTGGTACTACTAAATTTGTTTGGTACAACACCACTGGTGGTCGGCAGATAGAGATATTTATTGGACCTGTTCGTCCAAGTGTTAACTTTGTTAAAGACAATGGCAATGCTATTGATCTCGATTTGTTGACTACTGCCGCTGAAGACAAGACTGATCCACCTGCTGTTGACTACTCTTTGCAAATCCAAGCATTAGAGCAAGCTATTGGATCTATTCCTCAGCCTCAGTTGGGCACATTAGCTCCAGTTAATATTGATTGGGTTCCTTACCTTGGTTTTGACACTCCTCCATCTTGGATTGGCTCAACTGCTGGTCAGTTTTGGTTTGATCCAACTACTGGATCGTTCAATGCCAAGATGGGCAACAACAACATCACTCAGCAGATTGGTGAAGAGCAGTTCATTTATGGCAAAGCCTCTACTGCTATTACAGATTCACCTCTGAGAATTGTTTATCACACTGGCACTGTAGGCGCTAGTGGAGTTATTACATTTGCACCTACTATTGCAGGTATCACAGATATAAACGCAATTGTTGGAGTTGCTACTGAAAACATTGCTTTAAATGGTTTTGGTCGTGTTACTTCTTTTGGTGTGGTTCGTGGGATCACAACCAATGGCACAGCTTATGGAGAAGTCTGGGCTGATGATGATGTAATCTGGTACAACCCAGTGACAGGCAATCCTACTAAGGTTGAGCCAGTTGCACCTAACATTAAGATACAAATTGGTCTCGTTATCAATGCGGGTTCAGGTGGATCTGGTTCTTTTCAAGTGCTTTTGCGACCAGGCTCTAAGCTAGGTGGTACTGACTCTAATGTTCAATTTAGCGCATTGGCTAACAACGACATTATTCAATACGACAGCGCACTTCAATATTGGAAAAACGTACCTTTGGGTACTGCTGGTGCTGTCACATCGGTCACAGGAACTTCACCTGTTGTATCGTCTGGTGGCTCAACACCTGCAATTAGCTTGGCATCTAGTTATGGTGACACACAAAACCCATACGCCGCCAAGACTGCCAATTATGTGTTGGCTGCTCCTAATGGCTCATCTGGTGTGCCTACATTTAGGGCTTTGGTAGCCGCTGACATTCCTGCACTACCTTATGGGTCAGGAACTGTCACTAGCGTGTCTGTGGTGTCTGCCAATGGCTTTGCGGGTACTGTGGCAACATCCACAACAACACCTGCCATCACGCTGACCACCACCATTACAGGTTTGCTCAAAGGTAATGGAACGGCAATTTCTGCCGCCACAGCCAATACTGATTACATGGGTGTTGCCGCACCTGTTACCAAGACTGCCGACTTTACTGTTGCCAATGGTGATATTTGGTATATCAACAATAAGTCTGGTTCTACCTGCACAGTTACCCTACCTGCCGCCTCTTCATGGACAGGTCGATCATTAACTTTCAAGAATATGCAAGCTCAGACATTAGTGTCAGCTTCGAGTAATGTTGTGCCAATTGACAGTACTACTGCTGGTACAGCCATCCTCTTGGGAGTTATTGGTAATTGGGCGACAATGGTGTCTGATGGCACTAATTGGGTAATCATGCAAGCCGCATCAAATAACAATTTGTTGCTTGAATAAGGAGTCATAATGACAACAACAGTAAAAGTTTTAATCCCTGCAAAGATTGCAGAAAATGCTCAAACTACTCAATATACGGTTGCATCTGGTGTGACAACCCTTATTGATAAATTCACAGCAACAAATTACGGTGGTTCTGCCGCATCACTTTCTGTAAATCTGGTTACTTCTGCTGGTACTGCAGGTAATAATAACTTGATTACTAAAACCAAAACATTACAATCTGGAGAAGTTTATACATTTCCTGAGATTGTTGGTCAGGCTTTGGCTGCGGGTGACTTTATCTCGACAATAGCTAGTGCCGCCACCACTATCACGATTCGATCTTCTGGTCGTGAATTTACTTAAAGGTTGATTATGGGAAGCTTTTCTCCGACTATCGCCAGTAACCCCACATCTCAGAATAGTGGGAAAGGTGGCTCTATTGGATCTGGACCTCGTGGTGATTTTGGAGATCCTAATTTTGATAAAGCTATACCAATATTGCAAGGCACACCCGCCCAGATGACAGACGGTCAATTTGACCAAATGCCTTCTAACAATGCTCAATTTGAGGGTACTTTAGGTGGTAATAATGTATCACCTGCTGTAATGCCAATTGGACAATATCAGCAACCTATGGGCAAAGGTGGTGCGTCTACTAATACTGCTACATCTGGACAACCCAAAATGGGTAATCCACAAGATCAAGCCGATATGTATCAACCACAACGCAGATTCCCAAATACTATTCAACCGTGGGATAATGCACAAATTAAAACTCAGACTCAGTCTGGGAAAGGTAAAGGTCAATAATCATGGGCGGTGGAAAAGGATCTGGAACTACTACGGTGCAGATGTCTCCTGCACAAGAAAAACTATTAGGCGCACAAACTGAAGCTCTAACAGGCTCATTTTTACCTGCCTATAAAAAGACTTTAGGCATGGCAGATACTGCTTTTGACCAAACTAACCCTGCCGCTATTGCCGCCGCTAATAGAGCTATGGATGTAAGTGGTCGTTCTGGCGCTTTGCAAGAAGCCACAGGCGCTCAAGGTCTTGTTACTGGTATGGAAGGGTTGAAATCTTTATTTGACCCTCAGTATGAAGAAGAGCAAGTTCAAGCGGCTTTGCAAGCAGGTCGAGAGTCTGCTCGTGAATCACAAGCTGGTCAGAATGCCATGTATGGAGCCGCTGGTGGTCTTGGTGGCGCTCGTATGGCCTTGGCAGACAAGAACATGGCTGACCTGAATGCTCAACGTCAAGCGACTGCGGCGGCGGCGGCTCGTGCTGGTGTCCAAGCGAACAAAGCAACAGTGGCTAATCAATTGGCTACCTTGGGTCAGAGTCAGCTTGGTGCGGCTCAAACCTCTGCTGGCGCTCGTATTGCTTACGCTCAAACACCACAAGATGTGTTGGCAAAATACGCCTCTGTTATTTACGGCACACCACAAGCTTCTACAACTCCCAACTTTGCAGGAACTCAAGGTCAAAAAACCTCCAGCAAGGGATTCGGCTTCTAAGGATAAATCATGGCAGCAGATACACCTTTTGGGCTTAGTTTTGGCAACCCAAGTAGATACATGGGTCAAAGCCCTTTGGCTGAGATTGGCAAGGCGGCTAAAACAGGTTTGATGCTTTACGGCTTACAACAAACAGGTGCTATTGATGCATTGGATAAGCTCGGTGTTAAGCCAAATAAAGCAGGTGGATTCTCATACAACAGTCCTACTGCTCCTGCTGGTGCTGTTCCTCCTGTGGCTCCAACAGCAACGGGTATGGCTCCTGTTGCTCCAAGTACTACTGGTAGTCCTGTTATGCCATCTGGTGCTGTTGCACCGAATGCTGTAGCACCAACTGAACCTGCGCCATTAACACCCCCTCCAAATCTTGGAGTGGATATTCTTGATGGTAAATTTAAGGGTGTTGATATTTCATTTGTAGATCCACAAGCTACACGGGATTCATTAGTTTTGCCTCAACAAGCTGGATACAACCAAATGTTGCAAACTGGCAATGAATATCAACAAGTGCCTGGTTATGGCAAACTAGCCAAAGCATTTCAAATGTTTTCTGGTGGAATGGGTTAAGGAAAAATCATGGCAGAAACTACTGAACAACAAGCTCCTCCCGTTACGATTTATCCAAGTGCTTTGCAAGATGCCGCTTCTATTAAAGATGCGGCTAACGCTGCTTTAGCCACTCGTGATACAAAAGGTTTAATCAATGTTGCCCAACAAATGGGTGTTGACACTCCTCAGGGCAATGCCGCTCTGAAAACTGCTCAAGAGATGCAACAGAGATCTAATGAATTTAAATCTCTTGTTACACCTATTACCGAAGCCAAAACTGATGGTGAGCGAAACATTGCCGCCGCCAAAGCTTTGCGTAATGTCAGCCAAGAACCTTTATATGGTCAGGCACTTATTGCTTTTATGATGGGGCAGAAAGAGACTGCCTTTAATTTGGCTACTGGTGGCGCTCTTAAAACCACTACTGAATATGCCAAAGACAATGGCAACATTATCCAAGTAACTGTCAATGCACTTGGTCAGCCACAAGGTTATTTTGATGTTGAGCAAAAGCGTGTTTTGACACCTGAAGAATATTCAAAGCGTGGCGGTAGTGTTTCTGACATTGATAAAACTTTTGCAATGAAAAGTGCAGAAGAAAATCGTGGTGTCTATAACAAAGCCTTTAGCAATGAAAAAGTTGCTGTTAATAAGTGGACTGAAGCCTATGCAGGTCTTGCTCCTAAACTTGAATTCTTAGACAAGTTTTATAGAACTGTAAAGACTGATCTGCCTCCTGATGAATATGCAAAGCTAGTCGGCGCTATTTCTAACAGTGTTGGTCAATCAAGCACTAAAGCTAACAGCTCAACTTACTTCAATCAGATTAACGATAGTAAGAATAAAAAAGAAGGCTTGAAGGTTGATGCAGGTCTTGCCGCTAAGTTGGGCATTCCTAAAGAACTTATCGGTACAGAATTTTCTGTTGATGGAAACTCTCTTGTTTCTAAAACCAATGGTAAGTCTTGGGACTATGGTTTGTTAAAACAGCAAACTGACTCTGCAAACCTTTCTTCTGAGGCTACACAAAACAGCCAATCAACATTGGAAAGTGTTATCACTTCTAAGAAGTTCCAATCTGCTATTGCTGGCAAGTCTCCTGCTGAACAAGCAAAGTTGATTCAGCAAATGAAGACTGCTGTTCAGTTTGGTAATGAAGTTGGATTTGAATTGTCGAGAACTGTAGATCAGTATGGCAAGCCTAACTTTATCTCTTTGCCTACTGCCGCATCATTTGTTGACCCACAGTCTCAATCGATGGTTCAACTTGCTCAACATAAGCAAAACGCAGAACAGATTGCGGCTTATAGAGATCACTTTGAGAAAAATTCCAAGCACTATGATGAGACTAAGACTCTTCCAGTGCCAGGCGCTATTGGTGCGGCTTACACTGCAAAACCAATCTTTAATGAAGTCCGTGATCGCTGGTCTAAAGAGATCCAGAGCATCATGGAAGGTGAGTATGTTGCTCGTAATGCACGACAGCAACCTGCCGCCAAACCAAAAGCTGAAGGTCAATCTAGTGGTCCTGTCGCACCACCAGCAAGCAACACAAGACCTTCTTTAGCAGAACTTAGAAGACAGGCGGAGGGCAAATAATGGCTAAATTTGATGAAGAGAAATTCCGAGCTTCTGCAAAAGCCGCTGGCTATTCTGATGCGGAAATTGATGCTGAGTTAAAAAATACTGCCGCCCCTGCTGGCGCTGCTGTGCCAAATGTTGTTCCTATTGCTGATGGCAGAGAAACCACTGCCGCTTTTACTGCTGAAGCTGAAGCAAAGCAAAAACAACTTGAGCAAGAAGCTACTAAAGAGAGAGAAGCTACTTTAGCCGCCCCTGCATTTGATTTTAAAAATGCAATTAACTCTCCTGTTGGTTATGTAACAGGCGCTGCCGCTCTTTCCGCTATTGGTGGTCTTGGTTATGCATTAGGCCGAAAAAAGGGCGATGGTTTAGGCATCAAAGATCGTAGCATTACAAGGCCAGAAATTGACAGAACCATTGATATCCCAATGGAGACAGTTGAGAAGAGAAACGTAAGTCCATTTGCTCAACAGTTTGAAACGACTTATGGCGTTCCATTGTCTACTGCTGAACAGTTAACTGGTGGTCCAATCACCAATCCTAAAGATGCCGCCATCATTGGTGGAGCATTAAAGAATCAAGCTGGCATCTCTGTTAACAATCCTTATCAGATAAGCCCATACACACAAGCACCTGCACCTGCCACTCCTGAAGTTGCACCTGCTGTTGCTCAAGCCGCACCTGCCGCACCACAAGCACCTGCGCCTGTAGCACCACCTGCCGCCGCTCCTACAGATCCACTTGCACCTAGACCTAATCCATACATGGCAACTAGCGTACAAGCTGGTGTTGCAACTGGTAACCCTGCGCCAGCAGTTCAAGCAGTTGTTGCTAAAGAACTTGATAAGGCTACTGGTGCAACGCCTACATTGGCTACATTCAACCGTGATGCCAATGGCAACATCCAGTATCCAAAAGGTATGAGTGCCGCCGCAAAACAAGGTGCTGAGGCATTTGCTCAACAGTATCCAGATCATGCAAAAGCTTTGGCGGCTGAAGGTCGCTTTGGCATCTTGGGTGCTGGCTCTGGCGACAACAATTTGTTTAACTCTTACGGCTCTGACATGATGAAGAGAATCCGTAATGAAGTGAATGAAGGCCAGATGGTTGGTCCTTACGCCAACTATGAAACAAAAGTTAATCCTGCCATTAAAGGCATCTCTCCTGAGTCAGCTATCGGTAAGGATTTGGCTCAATTAAGAGAAGCTCAGATTGGTGGCAACTATGGACCACTTGGGACACCAGCTAGTATTGGTGGCAAAAAGGGTGGTTTGATTCAAGGTACAAACATGGTTGCCAAAGCTGTTAAGGCTGGTGGACCTGCCGCTCTTTTGATGAGCATTGCTGATGCCGCTAATGCCGCCTCACAAGGTAGATTTGGTGAAGCCACTGTCCGTGGTGCTGATGTTGCTACAGACTATCTGCCAATGATTGCACAATTGAAGCAAGGTTTGTCACCTACTGAAGCTGGCGCACCGACTGTTTCTAGACAAACAATTGAAGCTTCTTCATTGCTTGGCAGTCCTTATGCTCAAACTGAATGGGCTAAGAATGTACGATTAAAAGAGAAGGCTGGCGCTGGTCGTGGCATTGCTCCTCCATCTGCTTACATAAGGTAAATATGTCTGAAGTATCACACGAGCAAATATATCAACGCCTCATCACAGTAGAAGAGAAAGTTGATCGCATAGACAACAACACCAAAGGTTTGGTGGAGGCTATCAATGCCGCTCAAGGTGCTATCAAAGTGCTTGGGTGGCTGGCTTCTGCCGCCAAACCTATTCTTTGGTGCATTGCCGCATTTACTGCTATTGGCATTGCTTGGCAAAACTTTAAATCTCACTTTTAATTGGAGGCTGTATGAAGGCTGGTTTGTATGCAAACATTCATGCAAAGAAAAAACGTATCGCTGAAGGCTCTGGTGAGAAGATGAGAAAAGTTGGCAGTAAAGGCGCACCTACTAAGAAGGATTTTACTGAGTCTGCCAAGACTGCTAAAAAGGCAAAGTAATGAAATCTCCTGCATGGACAAGATCTGAGGGAAAAAATCCTAAGGGTGGGTTAAATGCCAAAGGTAGAGCTAGTGCCAAAGCTGAAGGCATGAACCTTAAAGCACCAGTTAAGTCTGGCGACAATCCTAGAAGAGCTAGTTTCTTAGCTCGTATGGGCAACATGGCAGGTCCTGAATACAAAGATGGAAAGCCAACTCGTTTGTTGTTGTCGTTAAAAGCTTGGGGGGCATCTTCCAAAGCCGATGCGAAAGCAAAAGCTAAAAATATTTCTGCTAGAAATAAAAAATGAAGGATTGGGCTGTTGCTTTTATTAGCGCAGCCCTTTTTGTTTGCACCATTGTTTGGGGCTTTTACATAATCGTTTGGGGTTGGATATGGTAACTGCAAAAAAAACAGCTAAAACAGCACCTAAAGCCCCAGCAAAGGTGGCTCCTGTTAAGCGTTCTACCCCAAAGGTAGTTGTTGCTCAAAGCAAGAAGAATGAATCAAGTGCTGACAAAGTAATTGAGTTGATCAAATGGGTAGACAATCCTTTCAAACTATTTACAGTTATCTTGCTTTCTTTCTTATTCTTTGCAGGGTACTTTGCTTGGGACTCACGGCAGGTTATCTTGCAAGCCATTACAACTTCTAGCCATCAAACAGAACTAAAAGACACCCCATCTTTGATGCAGGTAGCTTTGTCTGTCCAAAGAGACTTGGAAGCAGAGACTGTTACTGTCCACAAAGCTAATCTATCGGTTAACTCTCGCACCGCTTTGTTCGCTCTTAATGCTAAGGGTCACGACAAGACAATGGATGGTACTAATTCATCCTTGTTTAACAAAGATCCACAGCGCAATCAATCAATTATTGCCATGCTAAGTGGTGAGGTTTACTGCGACAAGCTGGTGGTTACTGGCAAGAACTCCGATTGGGAAGAGAAGCAGGGTGTGAAATATGTATGCCGTGGCGGTATCCCTCCTCAAATGGGCGAGTTTGATGGCTATATCTCTGTTGGCTTTAAAGATATTCCTGAAGACCCTACAGAGATCAAGACTCGAATCAACCTGGCGACAACTGAGATGAGCAAGTGAGATGGTTTTGGTTGCCGCTTATAGGTTTAGGATTTTGGGCAAGTGCTAAGGCTCCATGTATTGTTTCTGATTTTTATGCATTGAGTTGGATACATGAGCCAACATTGAGGCACATGGAATTGTCTAGGTGGTTAACAACAAATGGTGATAATTGTTCATCTGAGCAATTGGTTGGGATTTGGAACAACTTAGCACTATGGGCAGGTGTTGCAGATAGCGCAGAGTTAAGGTCCAAAGTTTTGTACTTCTATGCAAGAGCTATGGAGAGGGAAAAGAAATGATTACCTTAGACAAGTGGTATCCGCTAGTACAACCAACTCACACTGCCACTCAAATGGCTTTTGAAAAAGCAGTAGAGAAGGTTCAAGAAGAGTACAGGCAAGCGGTAGAGGCCAACAAGCTTGAGCTTAAAACGATTGAGTTAGAAGTTGAGTTGTACGACAAACGAGCAAGGCAGAACACCATTGAGTTGGGTTCATTTGAGAACAGAAGACGATTTCAGATTTTTGTATAAGGACTAATATGCTGACACTACTATCAACCCTCATTTCATTTTTAATGGGTGGCATTCCTAAGTTTCTAGAATTCTTCCAAGATCGTGCAGATAAGAAGCATGAACTAGAACTTGCCCAACTACAGATTCAGCGTGAACTAGAGATGCGTAAGCTTGGGTTTGAAGCTCAAGAGCGTGTAGAACATATCAAGTCTGAGCAGTTAGCTATGGAGACTGCCTCACAGAATACTCAAACCATTGTTGCTGCCCAACAAGCTGAGATGCAAGCTCTCTATGCTCACGATACAGCTTTGAATGAAGGTACTAGCCAATGGATGAAAAATCTTAGGGCTAGTGTGCGTCCTGTCATTACCTATGGTTTCTTTTTCTTGTTGGTGTTTGTTGATGTTGCAGGTTTCTGGTACGGCTACTACATGAGCGTTCCATTTGATGACCTGCTGAATATGCTGTGGGACAATGAAACTCAAGCCCTGTTTGCCAGCATTATTGCTTTTCACTTTGGTGGTCGTGCATTTGGTGGCAAGTGATGAAAGTCTCTGCTAAAGCCATCAAGATGATCAAGCACCATGAAGGTGTGCGTCAGAAGCCTTATAAATGCCCTGCCAAGCTTTGGACAGTGGGGGTAGGCCATGTACTGTATCCCGAGCAAGGAAAGCTCAAGATAGATCAGCGTGATGGTTTTGCAATGAAGATAGAAGACTTTCGTACTTTTTCAATGGAGGAAGTGGATGCAATACTTAGAGCTGATTTGGATAGGTTTGAGCGAGGAGTGGAGAAGTTCTGTCCAGTACCTCTTACCCAAGGTCAATTCGATGCTTTGGTATCTTTTAGCTTTAATGTTGGTTTGGGAACATTACAGCGTTCAACCCTCCGTCAAAAGGTTCTTAGGGGGGATATGGAAGGTGCGTCTGAAGAGCTATTGAAGTATTGCATGGCTGGCGGTAAAGTTCTTAGGGGACTATTGAACCGCAGGAAAGACGAACAAGCCGTGTTTAATTCTTAACAAAAATTCCATCTTTATTGAGGAAACCTTTGCGGTCTTTGATCTCGTTATAAGCACCTTTAAAGCAAGTAACTAGATCAAGATCTGCACAGGCACAACCCATCACTAAAGTGACTAGGATGTCGCCATAGGCATCTGCCATCTCTTCTCTATTGCCTTTAGAGATTGCCTCAAACAACTCTTCCAACTCTTCTTTAGTCTTCAATGCTTGAGCATAGGGTGTGCTGTTCTGGACAATGCCACGAGCCTCACCCCACTGCACAACTTTCATTTCTGCATCTGCATAACTCATTCTTCATCCTCAAAAAAATCATCATTAAATTTTGACATTGTGTGGGTACTTGTATTGAAGAAACCATCACCAGCTTTGGTAAGCATTGACCCATCATTACTGATGTAGTCATTCCCAACTTTGTTAAAGACACCACCGTTTTGGTCAACCAGAGTGGTGCTTGATTTGTTGAAAAAGTTGCCAGAGAAAAGGTCAATAAATGTTTTCATTTGACCACCTTCACAACTCGTTGATAGCGTCCTGAATTACCTTTGCGCTTCTCACCACTATCCTCAATAAATCCTTTGCGAATCAATTGTGAAAAGCGGGGGGTAATACTGTTGGCTTTGATGTGAGGCAATGCCGCTTCTACTTCATCGGCAGTGCAGCCATTGGCACTCTTTGCAATAACTTCATAGACCAGTTGTTCAAGCTTTGTTGAATCTACCAATACAGCAGATTCATAACTGGTTATGGGATCTGAAGCTCTGACCATAAATTTAGGTTCAGTGCCAAAAATCATGTGGTACAAACTTTTCATCATATTAACTCCTATTAATTTTGGGTGGGGGTACTAATGTTCGTCCGACATTTCTGTCCACTTTCCCCCCGAATATCAGAATGGGATCGAATCTTCCATGTCATCAAAGCCTGTTGACTTAGAACGCTCTGATGGTTTTGCTTGTGGTTCTTTTGGAGACAATGCCAAGCCCATGAACTTGCCGCCCTTGCCTTCTTTGATCCAAGCTGAAAGCCAGTACTCTTGGCCTCCAACAATAACATTTCCTTTGTAATCAGGTTGATTAGGCATTTCTTTTTTATCGTTCTTAAACAGAACACCTGTGTTGTCACGCTTTTCCATATTAAATTCCTTTAAGTTTTTCTTTGTAAGCTTTGATAGCAGATCTTACTTTGCTATCTGGTTTGAGTGTGTCCCAAACCCTAATGCGAACTTCGTTATCCGTGATGGATTCCCATTCGCCATACATACCAGCCTCATCGCCAGCATCGTATCTTTCTTTGATGGCTGCTACCACAGCATCAACAACACTTGTATCCATCTCTGGAAGGTCTTCACCACTATAGATGTACATCCCGAGTCCATGTAGTGCCAAACCTTTGGTCATACAGCGCATGATGGCGGTATTAACTGCAAATGCATCTGGGTGCTGAATGGCTTTGTTACGGTGGTCCATCACAGGCAGTTGGCAGGTCATTGGTTTGCCAAACAAGGTTACTGTTACCCATACCATGTAAGTGCCATTGATATCTGTATAGCACTTGTCGCCAAACATCATTACTTGGAAGTGAGCTTGTGGGTCTGCCTTGAGAGCTTCTGCCCATGCCCAAGCCCATGAAAGATAGGTAAGGTTACCTTTTTTCTCTGTATGCTCATTTACGTTTAGCTTGAGCAAGTCATTTACTGTCATATTCGCTGTCATATTCACACCTTGTGGTTGTTAAAAGCATTGTCATATTCTTCTTTGATGATTTCCATTTGAGTGTCATCATCAAGATCTTCAAAATTTACCCAATCTGCTTCGTTGCAACACACCAGCCGATGGCCTTTAGGTGTCACGCAATATGGGCAGTATTTCTCGTGAGCGTATTGCTCTTTGTATTCAATGATGTAGTTGTTCACAAGTTCACCTTGTCGTTCAATTAGTTTTTTGAGCATCAAGTCTTTGAACTTTCTTAGCCAACAACCAGTTGTCGCCAAGATATCGAACAGAGCGAATCCATTGGCGCTGGTAGCTGCGAATTGTTTGAGGGGGTGCATCATATGTCTGAAACAGATTGCGGACATATTTGAGAGCGTGTGTATTCATTGCTTTTCCTTAGTGAAGTGAATCGTATGCTTTTTGGTGAAGAACATCACCATGTTGATCTGCTAGTTTTTCTAGCTCGTCATCAGTCAACTCAGTGCCATCTTCATAGCAAGCGTAACTGAAATAACCATCTGAGAAATCGGGATAATCCCTACTATCAACACCATCAACTTCAAGGTCAACAACCTTTTTACCATTAAAAATTATCATAGTGACTCCTGTTAAGAGCCTCTACTTTGCCACAGGTTTTTAAATAAAAGTATTAGGACAAACCCTAATAGACAACAGATTTATTTTTGATAGGCTATCGATATGAACATTGAACAAACCGAACAAGACTGTGCTGAAGCTTTGCTTGCTTACGCATATAACTTAGTTATAACTTATAACAATCATGATGGTGACAGAGATGCCGCTATGGTTGGGTTGATAGCTAGGGCACTAGAGATTCATGTTGAGCGCCCAATAAATATTTCTGGGATGTATCAATGAAAACAACTGATAAATTTGACCCTGCCATCCAGTGTGATGGCAAACACGCATTTCCCACATTTACTGCCGCTGAAGCCGCCACATCTAAAAAACGAGACAATGGCTTTCAGATCTACAAATGTCCCCACTGTAGTTTCTTCCACATTGGTCACTCAACAACCAAAACAAGAAACTTGAAACGGGCAGCGAAATAGGTTATATTGGTTTGAAACACGGCTAGGTATGGCTTGATCACCGTACCGAAAAGAGTTACTCCCTCTCCTGCCGCAGTTTCTTTTAAGGGGGCATAAAAGGCGAGCTATGCACTATTACCAGTTCAATATTGGTGACTATCAAAGTCACACCTCTCATCTTTCTGACATTGAAGATTTAGTCTACAGGCGGTTGCTTGATTGGTACTATCTACATGAATGCCCAATCCCATTTGATTTAAACGAAATTTCTAGGCAGATTCGGATGCGTTCGCATAGCGATTGCATTGCGTCTGTATTGCAAGAGTACTTTGAAAAATCTGACGATGGATGGATTCATCACAGAGCAAACAAAGAGCTTGCTAAGGCGGGAGACAAGTCTCAAAAGGCTAGTGCAAGTGCCAAAGCTAGATGGAGTAAAAAGGATGCGAACGCATTGCCAACGCAATCCGAAGGCAATGCTACACATAACACATTACCCAAGACACAAGACACAGAACCCAAAACACAAAAGAATAAGCTCGGCAAACGCCTCGCCAATGATTGGGTTTTGCCAAACGAATGGGAATATTGGGCAAACAAGGAAAGACCTGATTTGAATGCCGCACAGGTGGCAGACCAGTTCAAAGATTATTGGATTGCTCAACCTGGTCAAAAAGGCACAAAGTTGGATTGGGAAGCCACATGGCGTAATTGGGTGCGAAACACAAAAGCACCTAAGCAGAATCCTGCCGACATTGTGAGGCTCACAGTCCCATCAAAGAATGAGCCTGATCCTGCTTTGGAGAAAATCAAGGCTGATGAAAAGAAAGCTGCCCCCATGCCAGACCATATTCGTGAATTTATAGCAAATGCAAGGAGAAAAGCATGACTGAAGAAGGATGGAAAGCTTTTAGCGAATTAATGGATCTTCTTAAACATAAATTTGATGACCAAGAAAAAAAGAATTAAAAATCTTGAAGAACAAATTCAATTTCTTACTGAGGATGAGGAATGGATTCTTGTCCAAACTAAAGATTTAAGGAATTCTTGATGACACACGCTGAAGCTATGAGAATCTTGGACAAGGTCAAAGACGGTGTGCCTTACCCTGAAAAAATCATCAACATGGCATTGGAACTTACTGGTGACTTACAGCAGACGTAATGTAGAAAGCCCAAGCGATAGAGTTGTGCTTGAGCAAGCAGAGGCAAGAGAAATCTATCGTTCCTACCAAACAACCAAAGACAGAGACTTTGTGCGTGGTCGGTTAGAGAGAGCAGAACGAATCTATGGCGCTGGTGCTAGAGATCGTATTCGGACTTACATGAACAGAATTAAAGACGGGATACTTGAATGACATTTATGGTCACTTACATGGTCGAAGGCAATCCTGTTGGCAAAGGTAGACCTAAATTTGCTCGTAGGGGTAACTTTGTCTCTACCTACACTCCCACCAAAACCAGAGATTATGAAGATCTAATCAAAGATGCTGCCAAAAAAGCAATGGGAAGTGGTGAACCGCTAGAAACGCCTGTAACCGTTGCCATCTACATCACAGTACCAATCCCTCAGTCATACTCCAAAAAGCGCACAGAGGCTTGTTTAAAGGGTTTGGAGCGCCCAATTAAGAAGCCAGACATAGACAACATAGCTAAATGCTTCTTAGATGCCATGAATGAGATCGTTTACCTAGACGATACCCAAGTACTCACCCTGCACATAACCAAGGTCTACGGGACTGTCGGCATGGTGGAGGTGATGGTGGCAGAAGATTTGGACTAAGGGTAAGTCCCTATACAAATAATCAAGAATTCAAGTTACAGTGAGTCTGTCATCAATTAACAGGAGTGAATATGTCTTACACAATCAATTTTGATGCTACTACTGGCGGTGGTAGCGAAATCGTTCAAGTTGTTATGTCTTATGAGCAAGACCATGACGGAACTTATGCTGAAAACATTGATTCAATTAAATTTGAAGGTGTTGAAGTGATTGGCTTGATTTCTGAAGATCAGTTTGCAGAACTGGAAAGACAGGGTTGCGAAGCTATTAACGAAAAGAAAATTTACGATTTAAATAACTATGAACCCTGACCAGCTCAGATGCCAACCTGCCAAACCAGATGAAAAGTGCTTCAACTGTAAAAGGCGGGTTGTCGAAACCAGAATATATGTCAATGCCAAAAACAGCAAAGACAAAGCTTGTATCTACATCCCTATTTCTTTGCAGGTAAAAACATGATGCCATCTTTAGATTTTGGTGCGACATATGCATCTAACAAGTTCAAGTTATGCACTAAGTGCGACACCATCAAGCCGCCTGAGGGCGGCATTGAGATTGGTACTAAATGGAACTGTCAAGCCTGTTGGTTAAAGCGAATTACAGGCGTACACCTTAAACAAAACCGAATTAACGGAGGTGCTAAATGACTAAAGACGAAGCATTACGCCTTGCATTGGAGTTTATTCCATCAATAAGCCCTGCTTTCATTTGTGAAGCATCACATCACAAAAAACATGAACAACACGCAAGCAATGAATCTTGCCCTCATGTTGCAAAACAAAAGCAAGTTTATGAAGCCATTAAAGCCGCACTAGAAGCGAAGGGTGAGCCTGTGGCGTGGCGTGATGCCGCAATCAGACTTGGCGAGGAGTTGTCGTCTGTTGGGCCTGATAGCTATTACGATATGAATGCAAAAGAATGGCTTGATTGGGCTATGAAACAGAAACCAAGGGGTGAGCATTCATTACCACAGCGCACATGGGTAGGGCTGACGGATGAGGAAATACAAACGGAATGGTTGCTTACACCACAACACGATAAAGCAGAAGGCATCTGGTTTGGTCGCAGACTCGAAGCCAAATTAAGGAGCAAAAATGACTGAATGGACTCCAGAAGAAGACGAAGCTTTTAACATGGTTGAACAAAACAGTAACCTTGGAAAGCAGATATTGAGAGCAAACAAATCTAGTGGTATGGACTGTTGCACTTATGACTGTACACAAGGAAGGAATTGTCCAGTACGCAATAAGACGCTAGATGAGGTAGCCCATGAATTCAGCTTAATGAAGTCATTGGGTGATACGGCACAGAGTTTTGCTGCTTTCGTAAGGGGGATGAAAAAATGACAAAAACAGAAATACTAGATCATTTTGCGGTAAACGCAATGCAAGCATTAATTGAAAAAATGGGAGTTACAAACCCTTTTGCCATGGCTCAAACTTCTTATCGTATGGCTGTAGAAATGCTTGAGCATCGTGAGCGTATTTTGAGAGAGTGGCAAAAAGAACAAGAGATGCAACACAAACAGCAAAACTCGGACATTAAAGACCTTGATTTGCCGATTAGGTATCACCGATGTTTAGTGTCAGAGAATATCTTAATGAAACAAGATCTTTGCAACTGGACAGAACGAGAAGTAAGACGAATTCCAAATCTAGGCGTAAAAGGATTGCAATTTGTTAAAGAAGCAATGGTTTTGCATGGATTGAAATTTAAAGGACAACAAGATGCTTGAACAAAAAAGAGACGCACCCAATAACCCGCCGTACTGGGTATGCACTAACTGTAAATGGGCTTTTGAGGCATTACAAGCCGCAAATAGACATAGATGTAACAACCAAGATAAGGAAGACAATGGGCAAAGGTTCTACTCCAAGAAAATTCTCAGTAACTAACGAAGAATACGCAAACCGATGGAACGCCATTTTCGGAAAAGATAATGAGAAAGAAAACAAAGAGAAAGCATTGGAATCTGATAGACCCGACTGTTCACGCAATAATCGGGGCATCGATAACCCAGAGGGACAAACTGGACAAACTCAGACTACTTGAGTATTCAGCACTAGAAGCAATAACCAAGGGGCAAGGAACCATCGCTGATTGGCGAACCTTGGTAGATGTTCTAAACCTGTCAGAAATGATGGGCAAAGGTGGTATCGGTCCAGAGGTGCTTCCAATCTGCCAGAAAGCTCAGGATGCCCTGCATAAAGCTGCAATGCACTACCAAAAGACACTTCACATGGTTCTTGATTATCAGGGTATTCAGGCTTTGCGGGAGTTGATTGAGTATGCAGACCTCCAACAATCAAGTATCCCCAGGTCTGAATTCGAGAAATACATTATGAAAACAAAGAATTACATCAAATCACATGGCGACAAGGTTGTTGAAATCGTATGAACAGAGAAAACATTATTCGCATGGCAAAAGAGGCGGGGTTTTTGCCGCAAGCAAATCCTGTAATGCCGCAGTTGCTTGAAAGCTTTGCCGCCCTTGTCGCTTCTGCCGAGCGTGAGGCGTGTGCGTATCGGGCTGGTATTGCACTGCTTGGTGCTGATCGTGGCCTTGCAAATCGTGTTGACCAAGCCATCCGAGCAAGGGGACAAGCATGAAAAAAGAACTTTTAATTGGTTGTGGCTCAGATCACAGAAAAAGATTGACCGCAGACAAAACCAGAGAGTGGGACAACTTAACCACTCTGGACTACAACTCTGACCACAATCCAAATGTGGTGTGGGACTTGATGGAGCTTCCGCTCCCATTCAAAGACCAAGAGTTTGACGAGATCCATGCTTACGAGGTTTTAGAGCATCTTGGTCAACAGGGTGACTACAAACTATTCTTTGCTCAGTTCTCAGAGTTTTGGAGACTCCTTAAGCCAAATGGACACTTCTTTGCGACTTGCCCATCAAGAACTTCAGTATGGGCTTATGGTGATCCAAGCCACACAAGGATCATGCAATTAGAGCAATTAGTCTTCCTGTCGCAAGCAGAGTATGAAAGACAAGTAGGCAAGACCCCAATGTCGGACTTCAGGAATATCTACAAAGCAGACTTTGAAACTGTCTTCCAAGAAGACGATGGCGAAACAATCAGATTTGTATTAAAAGCAATACATTGATTCTGTAGCTATAATTCAAGCCATGAAACAACGTGGCGGCTCCAGAAAAGGCGCTGGTCGAAAGAAGATCAGCGAAGAGGGTAGGACTATCCGAGCAAGGGTAGCGCCTATCCACGAACAGGCATTGACCTTGGCGGGGAATGGTTCTTTGTCTGAAGGAATTAGGCGTTTAGCAGAAAAACATTGGAGATTGATTCATGGAGAGCCAGATAAACCCCGACAAAGCAATTCAGTATTTGATCGATACCGCACCCTTGTACGCAAAAGCGAAAGCGGATCGCCTCTATCTGGAGGAGTTCCGCAAGTCAAAGAAGGCTCAACTGATGAGCCAGGCAGGAACTGAAGTTCTTGGTAAACAGGAAACCTATGCCTATGCCCATGAAGAGTACTTAGAAGTTCTTGAGGGCATCAGGCAAGCCGTAGAGAAAGAAGAGAAGTATCGTTGGTTGATGACCGCTGCCCAAGCAAGGGTGGAAGTATGGCGTACTAACCAGTACTCAGCCAGAATGGAAATCAGGGCAACCCAATGAACAACAAGCTGAATGCCAAGGAAAGATTGCACCTTGCTAGGGTTAAATCATTGCCTTGCTCAGTCTGTGATAAATCAGGACCATCTGAAGCCCATCATTACAAGCAAGGTCTTCAATATACCTGCATAGCATTATGTCCAGACTGCCATACTAATTCCATATTAGGTTGGCATGGTCAAAAGAGAATATGGCATATTAAGAAAATGGACGAGATTGACGCTCTAAATATTACTATTAAAAGATTATTTGAATATCAATCTGAAAATGAAAATGCTTTCTAATTTCAAAAGTTTCAAAAACTTTGAACTTCTAAAAATTGGTTAACTTGAGTTTGTAAAAAGTAAATGCGACTTTTTTGTAAAACACCATTTATTAGGGTAAACCCTTAGTTTTTTGTAAGTTAGCACTCACTTCGCAAAATTATGTAAGTTAGCACTCACTTCGCTAAACCTAAAAAACAGCGCATGAGACACAATCCAATGATGCACCTAGAAGGCCATTAAAACCCGTTTTAAGCGCTTTTTTTGCCCAGTATAGGTCTACTATGCTTGAACCCACAAAAACCGATTGTAGGCGGTTTAAATTGATCCTAATAAAGTAAGCACTCACTTCAAAAATACTCTCAAAAAAACCCGCATATTGCAGCGGGAATTTTTAGGAATACTTTAAATGCTATTTGCTAGAACCCAGCATGTTTTTTCGTAAGCTTCAAAAACACAAAATTTATCGTTTGTTTTCTCGAAGGGCTTAATTAAAACCCCTGGTTCACCCGAAGGATACGTGAATTTTTCCAGAATTTCCCCTAGTTTTGCGGGTTCACTGTCATAAGCCACAATATTGCCAATTTCCATGTCATTCCCCAATACTATTAAATTCTCTAATCCATTCTAAACACGCTTTTTTTGTGTCCAACATGGCGGTTTGCCCATTCCCTAAATATTGGACCCTCCTGGTTGTCTGTACAGCATAGGGTAAACCCTTAGATCTGCATTTAGTTATGATTTATAACTATCTGTCTCATGGGCGCAAATGGTGTTTGTAGATCAAGGTCTAAAAGGTTCCTAATGGTTTGCTTTGCTTCTAGGTCTATCAATGCTTACCTTATCCGTTCCCATTACGTTCCCTATGTATTTCCCTTATCTATCCCTTATGACAATGAAAGCCCTTGCATTGGGTTATCCCTTCTTTTCTTTTTTCCATTGTGGCTACAAAATCAAACACAATCTAAGGGTTTGTCCCTATGTTTTTTTTACTTTTCTTTGCTACTATAAATGCACATTCAATCGGAATGTATCAACTTAATAGGTGTCAACATGAAAACAATTTCCCGTTTGTTCCGTATCTATAGCGAAGCTTCTATTGCCGTATTTATGGCTGTAGGCTGTTTAATTGAGCTTCTATGCGCTGTAGGTCTATATCTTTACAATGCTCCCGTTTTGGCCCTTTGCGCTTTAGTGGCTGCTTGTTTCTTTTCCCTTGCGTCTAGTGCTTTTGCCTCTAGTGTCTACAAAGACGCAAAGCGCTCAAACCTAATCTAAGGGGAACGGAATGAAAATTCAAATTGATATCCGCTCACAATACGGCAATACAGTGGCTTACCCCGCTTGCGAAGCTTCTAGGCTTTTCTCCCGTATATCAGGAACCAAAACGTTATCCGCTCAAACCCTTAAATATATTCAAGCTTTGGGTTATGACATTGTTTGTATCAACACCCAAAACACAATGGAGCTTGTCAAATGAAAACTGTAATTTTTGAAGCCATTGTTGGCATTGTGCTTTTTTGTGCTGCGCTTTGCTTAATGCTTGCGTATTTTGACGTTTTGGTTAAATAAGGGGATCAACATGGGCTATACATCATTTTTAGACAATCCTGGCTTAAAGGCTTCGGATATCCTTACCCGTGAATTGACGGGTTCAAACGATAGCGGGGCAACATGGGAATTTATCGATAAAGCCACTAAAGGGAATGTCTTCTATGCGGTTTGTAAATTCACTACACCCAACAATGACCCCGTTTTTTATGGTGTTGTTGTTCAATTCTCCCGTTCTAAAGGTGAGTTCGGTTATAAGGAATTGACCGAAAATTGTGGGCCTTATTCCGCTAATGCTCCCGTTCGCATGATAGATCTGCTGGACAAGCTATCCCCAATTGATCCGCTAGACGCTAGACAATCGGCACAATGGGCGCTCAAATGGCGTCAAAAATGCAGAGAGAATGCAAAGCGCAAACCAAAAACGACAGTAAAACAAGGGGATATCGTGAAATTTTCCCCTCATGGGCGGGAATTCGAGCTAATTTCACCCGCTGGACCTAGACGGGGCTGGCACGTTAAGGTTTTGGGCGCTAATGGATCAACTTATCGTGCCAGCGCTTACCAGGTTAACCGCTGCATTGTTTTGGATCCATTGACGTTTAGCGGGGTTTCTCATGCTTAAAAAAATGCGCTCCCGTTTTCGTTCTAGGTGTTCACAATCTCAAGCGGTTATCAATGTAGGTGACTGGATCCTTTACGATACCCTCACAAAAAAAGCCATTCTAGAACCCGATAGCGACACAATCACTTTTTTCGGTGAACAAGGCCCGTCAACCTTTTATAGGAACAAACGGGGAAAATGCATAGACGCCCCATGTTGCGGGTGTTGCACAATCTGATTTTTTCTTTTTTTAATAGGTGTAAATATGAAAATTATTCCAATTATCCCAATGACAAAAAGCCAGGCCGCTATCGTTTGCGGTTCTCTTACGTCAACGTCAAAAATGCCGTGTAAGAGTTACAGTTTGCCGACAGAGGCTTGTCAAACTGGGTTCAAAATGGCAAAAATGCCAGGTTCCATTTGTTCCTCATGTTATGCCGACAAGGGCTTTTATAAGGTTTACGAAAATAATATAAAACCCGCACAATTTTCCCGTTTAGATAGTATCAACGGGGAATTTTGGGTTTCTGGCATGGTGTCCCATATTGGGAATGATGCATTTTTTCGCTGGCACGATAGCGGGGACCTTCAAGGGCTGGAACACCTAGAAAAAATTGTGGCGGTTTGCGAAGCTACACCCAGCACAATGCATTGGTTACCGACAAGGGAATACGGCTTTATTAAGGCCTATATTGCAAAACATGGAAAAAATAGCATTCCCAAAAATTTGATTGTGAGATTGTCGGCTATGTATCCCGACAAACCCGTCATTATTCCTTCAAGCCTACAAAACGTGCCAGGCATAACCGCTTCAAACGTGCATACAAAAACCCCAATGGGGACACAATGCAAAGCGCCCGAACAAAACGGGGCTTGTCTAGATTGTCGGGAATGCTGGACCGATAGCGTTATTTCTTACAAATTACATTAATGGAGCAAAAAATGGCTGCAAGAAAACCAAAAACACCCGTAAAACACCCAAAACTTGTCAATGAATGGAAGGTTTACGAAGGAATAAATGAGATAAATACAGTTTTTGGGGCAATTATTGCCTTTAAAGCTTATTTAAATAGTCCAGAATTTTGCAAATATCATGCTGAATTAGCTATTGATTGTCTTAGAAATACATTGTGTGAAGGTACAGTAAAAATTGAGGAATGGCTTGAAATTGAGGACCCAGCAGAATGAAAAAACAAAAAATTCATGTTATGCCAGGGTTTGAATTTGCATACATTAGAAGCCCCAAAGATATCAATGGAACAATGGAACCCTTCAAACCGCATTGGTGGATCCAGTATCTAGGGAACGGGCAAAGCGCCATTTTTGACACTAAAACCCAATGCATTGAATGGGCCAATGAATGGGACACTATCGGGAGCGAAAATTGAAAATAGGAAATATTGTGGCTTACGATTGTGATCCCGCAAAACTAGGTGAAATACTAGAAAAATTCACTTATCCTTCGGGTGAACCTGGCGTTCTAATTAAACCCTTCGAAAAAACAAACGATAAATTTTGTGTTTTTGAAGCTTACGAAAAAAGCTGCTGGGTTTTAACCGATAGTATCTAAGTATTTTCAAAAACACCCGCCCTAAAAAGCGGGTTTTTCTGACAGTATTTGCGAAGTGAGCGCTTACATCATGCAGAATTGTTTAAAGCGCCTAGAATCGGTTTTTAGCGCTTGAAGTATAGAAGCTATACCAAAGCTAAAAAAACGTCTTAAAACGGGTTTTAGTGGCGTTCTAGGTGCATCATTAGATTGTGTCTCATGCGCTGATTTGACCAGAAGTGAAGTGAGTGCTAACTAACCTATTTTTTGTAAGTGAGTACTAACTAACAAAAAACTAAGGGTAAACCCTAATATGAGGGTGTTTTTCAAGAAACTCGCATTTACTATTTACAAACTCGATTTAACCAATTTTTGAAACTTCAAAGTTTTTGAAACTTTTGAAATTAAAAAGGATTATTATTTTCGGATTTATATTCCAATAATCGTTTAATAGTAATATTTAGAGCGTCAATCTCGTCCATTTTCTTAATATTCCACATTCTTTTTTGACCATGCCATCCTAATATGGAGTTGGTATGGCAATCAGGACATAGGGCTATGCAAGTGTACTGAAGACCTTGCTTTACATGGTGGGCTTCTGATGGTCCTGAAGCATCACATACTGAACATGGAAGAGATTTAACTTGGGCAAGATGCAATCTTTCCTTGTTGTTCAGTTTATTGTTCATTGTGTAGCTCTGGTTTCCATTCTTGCTGAATACTGGTTGGTACGCCACACCTCAATCCTTGCTTGGGCAGCGGTCATCAACCAACGATATTTCTCTTCTTTTTCTACTGCTGCCTTTATCCCATCCAGTACTTGGATGTACTCTTCATGGGCATAAGCAAAGGTTTCTTGTTTACCCAGAACTTCCGTTCCTGCCTGGCTCATCAGGTGAGCCTTCTTGGACTTGCGGAACTCCTCCAGAAACAGGCGGTCTGCTTTCGCTTGGGCGTACAAGGGTGCGGTATCTATCAAATACTGAATTGCTTTGTCGGGGCTTGTCTGGCTCTCCATGAATCAATCTCCAATGTTTTTCTGCTAAACGTCTAATCCCTTCGGACAAGGAACCATTCCCTGCCAAAGTCAAAGCTTGTTCGTGAACAGGAGCTACCCTTGCTCGGATAGTCCTGCCCTCTTCGCTGATCTTTTTTCGACCAGCACCTTTTCTGGAGCCGCCACGTTGTTTCATGGCTTGAATTATAGCTACAGAATCAAACTATCTCTACTACTTCATTTCCATGAGACTTGATGTAGTTCTGGGTTTTGACAATGTATTTCTCAAATTCAGACCTTGGGATACTGGATTGCTGTAAATCAGCAAACTCAATTAAGTCCCTGATGGCTTGAATGCCAACACCATCTAACCCCATCTTCATGGTTTCTTGATAGCGCATGGCAGCCTTATGTAGGCTTTCTTGGGCTTTCTCACAGATAGGTAACACCTCTGGACCAATGCCGCCTTTCCCCATCATCTCAGCCAGGTTCATAACATCAACCAAGGTTCTCCAGTCTTGGATGGTTCCTAAACCTTTTGTGATAGCGTCTAGAGCTGCATACTCAAGAAGTCTGAGTTTGTCCAACCTCTCCCTGTGGGTTATTGATGCCCCCACTATTGCGTGTTGGATCGGATCGATCAGGTTCCAGATCTTGCGTTTTGTTCTTTTTCTCATTGTCTCTACCAAAAATAGCATCCCACCGATTAGAGTATTCTTCATTGCTTACCTTGAATGGTCTTGGTGCGCTTCCTTTACCCACGTTTACCTCCATCTATTCGGTTTTGCTTGAGGTGTACTCCTGTGATTTTCTTTAACCAACAGGACTGGCACATCCACTTTTGACCATTTTCAATGCCACCCTCTGGTGGTTTTTCTGTATCGCACTTATTGCAAAGCTTGAATCTATGGGTTGAAAAAGTCGCACCCATATCAATTTGTGGCATCATCGTTTTTATTCCTTAATACCGTGCGCGGCTAATCGATTAAGAATGAAACGAATGCACTCAGCCGAAAGTTGTTGCTCAGTAGTGCTTTCATCACCAAATGTTTCGATGTGTTTTGCCATATCCAATAGCGTTTGATGCGCTTCCTCATCCGTCAGCGGCTTGCGCTGTGGTGGGGTTGTTGGAATAGGCATCCAATGCGTTATCTTTGTTCCAAATATTTTTGGTAAAAATCTTTCATAGTCATCATTCCTTAAATTGAATGGGTTTTTTAGATTGCACGATGCGCTATACCAAGCAATCTCAGGATGCTCAGAGGCTCCGTCTGTTGGTATTGCAACGCCTGCTCCAAGACCTTCGCCAACAACTGCGTGTGCAGTAATAGGGTAATCAGGGCGGTCTGAATGGAGAATAAGAACAGTGTCCGTTAGGCTTGATTTGTACGAAACGCCACGCACCGCTTTTGGCAATTCATCCTTAACAGAAATCCACGCCACAGGCTCATCCTTCGCTTCTTGCTGTAGTGGGGTAACCCAATTCTCATTTATCCAGTCTTGAACTTCTCTGCCAGACCACATCTTGCGTAGCATCGTCGGGAATCGTGGTGGCTCATCCTTCGCTTCTAGTGCGGCTGATGTGCGCTTTGACAGTTTGTGTTCAGTCCAGTCCCGAATCCATACACGTAAGAATTCGTGCTTTGAATCCCTTGTTAAACAGCGTTCAAGGTTATTGACTATTTGTTGTAACTGGTCAAAGTTTGGAACTGTTTGAACAGACTCATCCATCATGTTTCGCAATTCTTTGGTCTTTGCTTTTTGCTCAGCAATGTATTCAGGCTTTGATAATACCGATGCTCCCCATACCACAGGCTCATCCTTCTCTTCATCTTTAGTCATGTCATTCCTAATTTCTTTAAAGCAGCCTGTAAACCTGCCAATCCACCTACTCTTTGGTCCCCAATGAATATCTGTGGCATCTGACGAGCTTCTGGATAGTTCGCTACAAAGTTGGCAAACCTATCGCCAGTCTCAATATCAATCTCTTTGTACTCAATATTCAAAGTCTGAAGTAGATTCTTAGCTGTCACACAACTAGGACATCCAGACTTTGTGTAGATTGTGATGTTCATACATCCTCCATCTTGTAGTTTAGTTTGTGATGTTGAAAGCGCATTGAAGCCTCGATATCGAGTTCAGCGTAAGCTTCTTCGGACATACATCCCACAATGTCACGCCCTTCAAACCAAACTTCTTTGACAGATTCGTTATAGGTTGATTTGTCATCGTCTACTTCGTATTCATAAACGACTGTTACGACTTCGCTACCCTGACCGATTGTTGTGTCAAATTCCCATGTACTTTCCATGATTCACTCCTGTTAAAAACTGTTAATTTACTCTTGTTAAACAAAAAAACCATTAGGGCTTACCCTTAGTCACCGCAAAAACAAGCTATTCCTTCTTCATTTTGATCAAACATATCTGTCTGAGCTAAAGCATATTTGTACATTTCTGCATAACTTGGGCGATCTTTGCGAAACTTTGCTCCATCACCATAGGTTTGGCTTGAGCTACTTGCAAGCTCTTCAGCCTTCATCCACCATAAAGCACGTTCTGGTTTTTCTTGAATTAAAGATTGGATCTGATGAGCTGGTTTTAAAAAACACAAATCACAATTCCCATGCATTGTTACGCCATTGTTGTTTGGCAGCTTTAAATCAAATGGTTGGTTTTTCCAAAAATTACCAATATCTTCTTTAGTAATTCCTGCCGCTACTAATGGCGTTCTGCTTCTATGGATCTTTGCTGCTCGTCTTTGTTCGTCTGCACGAATTCCAACCCAATCCATGTTTTCATTATGTTGCCAACCCAAAGACTTCAAATAATGGTGAATAACTCGAATCTTCATATTGATTGTGCAGAACCTGGCAACTGGATTCGGAAGATTGAATTTTCCATGTTGACTAATTGAGTCCATAAAAGGCTCTCCATTGCGGCTTGCCGTTTCGTATGTAACAACTTTAAAACGCTCTTTTGGCACTTCATGGGCTTTGTACTCAAGCCAATTAATCTTTACATTCCAGTTTGTTTCGCAAGCATGGACAAACTCTAATGTTTCCTCGCATTCTTTTCCTGTATTGGCAAAACAGACAATTGCCTCTTCTGGTAGGCTCATCTGGTGAGCCTCTAGGATCTTATAGAGCATGAATGCCGATGTTCTTCCTCCTGAGAAGCTGATACAAGTCGGCTCAATAATCTCAAATGGGTTGCTCATTCCAAATCCTCTTTAACCATAATCTCTACTGCAGGGGTTTCTGCAAATACTTTTGTGATGTGCAAGTTAACTACTTGTTTGTCATCCAGATAAACGATTCCATTCATTGCATCCAAAAAGCACTTGGCTATGTTGTCAATGTCTGGTTTCTTAGTTGGCTTGAGTATTCCTTCCAAGGCATACTTTTTCATCTGCTTTGTGTAGGAGACTGGTATTCCAACTCTGATATAGATTGCTACTGTTACTGGTGTCTCCAAAGGTTCTGATGAACCCATTGCAGCTTTTGCCATTAACCTGATTTCATCTTCGTAGGTCTTTGTCTTTTGTGGAGTGTAGGTAGACACAAAGTTGCCTCGTTTAGCAAACCTGGGCCGTCCTTTACCTACTGGCTCCCCATAGACTGTGAACATTGTTATGAAGGTCATTTCAGGAGTCCCCATGCTGTGGCGGCACAGAGTGGTACTTGTCCATTGCCAATGGCTTTAAGTCTGTCCACCCTAGCGGGAATCCCATGAGCCACTCTACCCACGTTGGGTTCAGCTGACCACCATTTCCTGCTCCCATTAGTCGAGCCTCTTCGACTGTTGTGTTTTTGTTCAACAAATCCCAACTCCCACTCCCGCCACACATCCCCTTCGTTCTCGGTGTAGGCCAAGTTAGAACTGCTGTTGAAAGTGAGGTTTGAGTCCCTTTCTTGCCATCCCTGCGAATCTGTAAACCCTGCCTGGCCTCGCTGTGAACTGGTGTTGGCCACATCTCCTCTCTCTTTCTCAATGCTTTCCTGCTGTTGCTCCCACCATCTAATCCTGTCGTATTGGGCGTGTGGAAGTAATCCACGCCATTTGGCACGAATCCAGATTCTGTCCCTCTGATGGTTTGCTCCAACATCCGCTGCTCCCAGCACTCCCCATCTCGCATCAAACCCCATTGCGGCCAACTCTCCGAGAACAACTCCATGTCCCCTAGTAGTGAGCATTGGTGAGTTTTCCACAAAGACGTATCTGGGTCGTACTTCGTGAATGACCCTCGCCATTTCTCGCCACATTCCTGATCGCTCTCCTTCAATTCCAACTCCTTTTCCTGCGGCTGAGATGTCTTGGCATGGAAACCCGCCAGATACGACATCAACAATTCCTCTCCAAGGTCTTCCGTCAAAGGTTTGAACGTCATCCCAAATCGGGAAAGGCGGGAGAAGCCCATCATTTTGTCTTGCGCACAATACGCTAGCTGGGTATTGCTCCCATTCGACTGCACAGACTGTTCTCCATCCAAGGAGGTGTCCTCCAAGTATTCCTCCACCAGCACCCGCGAATAAAGCCAACTCATTCAATTTGTCCTTCTTTCATTTGACGCATATAAAAACGGACTCGATCTCTTGCTCCAGTTCCATAGATTCTTTCGCAACGCTCAAGCCTGGCACGAACAAAGTCGTTATCTCTGGTTGTCTGCCAAGAGTGGAATATTTCCCTTGCTTCGGCTTTCTCCAGAACAACTCTGTCGCCCTCATTGGATATTGTTTTCCTGCTGTACGCCATAGGGGTTTACTCTAGGTCGCCAGTAAGCTCTAAAGCTTTGTTTATCAGGTAAAGCGGAACATTCTTTCCATCCTTTACTTTGTCTAACAGGATCATGGCTTCAAAATAGTTCATTTTCTTAATTCGGCTAATCTAGCTCTAATGTGTTCAGGCATTGGGGCGGCTTTTTTTCTGTCAGCCTCAATCTTTGCCAAAGCAGGATCAATTTGTACTTCAATTTTGATCCCGAACGATTCAGGGATTTCTGCCCCATCCCATCTTTGTTGATTCAGATAAACCAAAGGTGCGGGAATAAAAGCGCCATCGTCTTTTCTCCAAGCATCTGTTGTTTTCATCCACTCAATGTGTTTGATGATCTGGTCTGCACAGGTATCGCAGTAAAACTTCTTCCACTTTACTAGACAAGCAGCCTTGCCACCTTTTCTGAATGATTTGGGCCAAGTTGTCCAGAATCTTTCAAAGTTATCCATGCTATTTCCTTTAGACATAGGTTCTCCAAGGGTGGATAGAGGACTTTCTATCCGACCTTCTCCAAGCATTAAGGTATTCATTATTCACTCCTGTTAACTAAAATACAAAACGCCCCAAGTGCGCATGACGAGTTAATTCGCTTATACATTTGGCCTTGTTTCCACCGATGTACCAAATGCTTTACCAGTCGCTTAACTAACGCTGGTCGGCAAACAGGGGGTGTTTCCTGATGTCGGTGTTTTCTTCCAAGCCATCCATGCAGATGCACTACTTTCGTGTGGAGTACGGATGCATGTGAAAGACATGAAAAAAGCCACTTAGCTCTACCCTCGGTGGAAACCCAAGGGTAAAAACCAAGGGCGAGAGTAGAATTAAGTGGCCTGAATCTGTCGCTTCTCACGGCAACAATTTTATTGTACACAAATTTTGATTGTGTCAACAACTTTTTTAAAAATTACGCGGCTTCTGCCATTTCTACCGCAAGTTCCAGAGCATTGATCTTCTTTTGACGATTCTGACCGTACCACGCGCTTTCCAGACGGGTTTCCTGCGACCGACCGAGAATGTGATCGATGCTGAACGTGACCGCGTTAAACGCTTGCCAGAAGGTTCCTTCGGCGTACTGTGCGCCCGGTTGAGTGTGAAGCACTTCAAAGGTACGGCGAGCCGGAAGAGACATTTCCTTATCCTTGGAAGCAGTCGGAAAAACTCGTGCCAGATATTCCTTGACGGTTTCTTCCTTCATCTTCTTCGAACCGAGAAATAGTGCCATTTCCTTGTATTGTTGCACCTTTTGTGCAGTCACGCCGAGAGCAACCTTGACGTTTTCCGCATCAAACTTGGTACGGTGCGAGACCTTGACCATGTTGTCAACTTTCGTGCCAAGTGCCAGAGTCAGAGTGTTATTACACACGACACGGATAGGAGTTGCACGAACGTCGATTGCCTGACCAAACTTGTGCGGACAAGTGAACAGAAGAAAGGATTCGATCATGTCACCACCAAAGATGTCGAAACCGTCATTGATCTTTGCCAGTGCCCAAACAATTTGACCGTTCTTCAGCGAACCCGCAGTGTGCATTTGCATGTCACCGGCAGACACGAAGTCATTGAAAAAATCAAACGCTTCGTCATTCTGAACGTGATTCCACGAAGAGGGAACCGTGTCAAGGAGTTTGTCATCAGTATCGCGGAGAAGAGCATCATTCCCCGAATAAATTTGATTCTCACCAATCGTGTAAAAAGTCTTGACACGCTTGATATTCCAATCAACGCCTGCGGCTTCCTGCATCTGGCGGGGAGACAGATCGGCAGGAACCATCTTGCCAAGACCATGCCACGGAGTTTCACCAGCCCAAGCCATCGTTTCAATTTCGTGCGACATATTTTATTTCCTTTTTGAGAAGAGTTCGTTAACCAACGAGAAGAATTCTACTCCGCTCGCTGGTTGGAGTCAACAACTTTTTTGAAAACTTTTACGCAGCACGACGGTAGATGACCGAACCACCGACACGAAGTTCGATGATCGAATCCACCGAGAAGGTACGAACCTTCACTTCATTGTCAAGATTTTGCTTGACAGACTTGGAAGGAACAGGGATAAAGGGCTTCAGTTCGTCGTAAGACACCTTCTGACCATTCAGATCATACTCGATTGCACCGACCTTGCCAAGTTCAATCGTCTTGATATATTTCTTGCCATTGTTTTCGACAACGATGTTGTTGGCACAAGTGCCCCATGCCAGTTCACCGGATTCGAAGTCACGATCCTTACACTCCACCGACCGCATGATGTTCACACGCTGTTCGTAGTCTTCATTCAGTGCAACCCGAACAACTTGAGTCTTCGTCGTGCCGATGTAAGTGTTGGCGATAGACTTGGTTTCAACGTCCTTCTTGTTCATCTTCACTTCCGTCTTCGTGACCAGAACAACATCGGTCACATTCTTGTCGAGAAGATTCACGAAACTGATGAGTTCATCGGTGGTGTTGAAGAGAGGCTTGTTCACTTTTCGTTTCCTTGGTTAGTTACGATATAAAGAATTATATACTTCACAAAAACAAATGTCAAGAAAGATCGACAATTTCGTTGAATCCAGTTCCTGTCTCGAATGAACCATGAGAACCAACGTCAATCACATCCAGAAGATTATTGATTGCCCGTTCCCAATTTCCATTCTCGCCAAACTTCTCGGCTTCAGCAATTTCATTTTCCATGCCCCAATCGTCAAGACACCCAGTAATCTCATAAAAAATATTACGCATTTCTTGTTGGGTGTCTGCCCGATAAACTTTGACACCACCATATGAAACCCACACAAATACAATTTGCTTATTCATTATGCTGTAATCCAATGATAATGTTTTTTGAAAACGACCTGTTCGGTGCCTCCATCGTTTGTAATGTAAAACTCAATTCCTTCAGGCACCCAACAAAAATCAAGTGAACCATATACACGAGTGCCCGGA